GACCTAGTGATCGAAGCGCGATACATTCCTAGTCATGTTGCAACTAACACATTCACAAAAAAAGTATCAGGCTAGATTGCGAAGTGTGTTTGGCTTTGATGAGGTTTATTGCAACAAGTGCAATCACTGGAAGCCTAGTGATAGGTTTAATAAGAGCAAAGGTAGGTTTCAATCTTCGTGTAAAGATTGTCATAATGAAAAATATGGCAAGGGATCGGGTTATAAATCTCCAAGCGATATAAAGAATAGCGAAGAGGCAAGCAGAAAGAAACAAAAGTGGCTCAATGAAATTCAGACTTGCACTGCCTGCGGAACATCAAAGCCGCGCAGCGAGTTTTACAATGAAAGGCAAAAGAGATATTTGCCATATTGCTGTAGCACAAGGCGCACTTGGGAGCAGATAGAATTAGACATACGGGAGCAGATGAAAACATGCTTTGAGTGTGGTTTTCGTTTGTCTTTTGACGAGTTTTCATTTGGCCCGAATGGCCGCGATAAAAAGCGTCCATATTGCAAGTGTTGTGAGGCGGCTAAGGCAAAGGTTTATTCTGACAAGCCTGATAGAATGGAACAGATCAGGCTAACAGACGATGGCAGTATAACTGTAAAGATCTTAAGCGATATGCTGCGACATGCAGAGCATTGCGATCATTGTGGCGTAAAGATGACGCAGAATTATCCCGTCACGCCATCGAACAAAACAATAGACCACGATGTACCTCTTTCGCGTGGAGGTAAGCATATTTTATCGAATATTACGATTATGTGCTTGAGTTGCAATTCGGCAAAGCAGACACGCACATTAGATGAGTTCAGCCGCGTAAAAAAAAAGATGGTGCAAAGATGAATGACGCAAGCTCATACTTAACCTATGATGAGGCTAGAACTAGAAAAGTATCGGCTGAAGCTGAAATAGCAGAGCTTGAGCTTGCCAAGATAAGGAATGACCTTGCTATAGTCGCTGACGTGGTGAAGGCTTGGGATGAGGTTTTAGCTGCATTAAAGGCCAAGTTGCTGGCTATTCCTACGAAAGTTGGGCCAGCTTTATCGGCAGAAGATGACGCATCTATAATTCAATCTAGGTTGGAGGATGAAATAAAGGAATGTCTTGATGAACTTTCAAACTATGAGCCACTTTCAGACCCCACAGGCTCAACAATCACTGTCGGAGAAACTGAAGGGGGCGATGTCGATACTGAAGCCACCACCCAAACTGACCGTAAGCGAGTGGGCAGACCAAAGAAGGCGTCTAAGCTCTCAAAGTAGTTCAGAAGCGGGGAAATGGCGAACTTCACGCGCAGAATATCAGCGTGGCATAATGGACGCTTGCTCAGATCCATCCATCAAACAAGTAGTAGTCATGGCTGGCGCTCAACTTGGTAAGTCTGAGGCTTTACTAAATATTATCGGATACCATATCGAATATGACCCAAGCCCTATTCTGATGATGCAGCCAACTGTGGAAATGGCTCAATCCTTCTCAAAGGATAGAATTACATCTGGCCTGCTTGCAACCACCCCTAGCTTGAGGGGCAAAGTCAAAGACCCAAGAGCCAGAGATAGCGGCAACACAACCCTGCACAAGACATTCCCTGCTGGTGCATTAAGCCTTGTGGGGGCGAATAGCCCAGCGGGCCTAGCGTCTAGGCCGATAAGAGTTGTCCTGTGCGACGAGGTTGATCGCTATCCTTTGTCGGCAAAAGAAGAGGGTGACCCCATAGCGCTGGCCACAAAACGCGCTCTTACATTTTGGAACAGAAAGATCGTTTTAGTTAGCACCCCGACTGAAAAGGGAGCCTCACGAATAGAAGCAGCCTATGAGGAAACCGATAAGCGCAAGTTTTATGTTCCCTGCCCTCATTGCGGGGAATATCAATATTTGAGGTGGGCAAATGTCCAATGGACTGACAGAGACCCCAGCACAGCCGCATATTACTGCGAGGAATGTGGGTCAGCATGGTCTGATGCGCAGAGGCAAAAGGCCATATCTTTTGGGGAATGGAGGGCGTCAGAAGAGTTCAAAGGTATTGCGGGATTTCATATATCTGCGCTTTATTCACCTTGGGTGGCGATTTCTGATGCGGTTGATGAGTTTATTAAGTCAAAGCGTGATCCTATGCGCCTGAAGACATGGGTGAATACATTTCTGGGCGAGACGTGGGAAGAGCAGGGCGAGATGCTTGACGAATATGATCTGATTGATCGGGCAGAAGATTGGGGCGATGAGCTACCTGAAGGCGTCCTGATGCTGACTGCTGGAGTGGATGTTCAAGATGATCGACTGGAATATGAGATAGTTGGCTGGGGTCGTGGGGAGGAAAGTTGGTCAATCGACTACAACGTCTTATATGGTGATCCATCGTCAGCGGAATTATGGATTGATCTGGATAGGGCGTTGCAGCGTACATACACACATCCGCTATCTGGTGACATGACGCTTAGATCGGCCTGCATCGATAGTGGCGGTCATTACACGCAGCAAGTTTACAATTATGCGCGAAATCGTGCGGGCAGGCGGGTTTTCGCTATCAAGGGTATCGGTGGCGAGGGCAAGCCTGTGATCGGCAGGCCAAGCAAGAATAATATTGGTAAAATCAACCTATTCCCTGTGGGAGTAGATACAGCGAAAGAATTAGTGTATGCTCGCCTAAAGATGACTGAAGAGGGCGCGGGATATTGTCACTTCCCGATTGGACGAAACGAGGAATACTTTAGGATGCTTACCGCAGAAAAAAGAGTGGTTAAGTATTTCAAAGGGCGTCCAAAACGTGAATGGGTGAAGATTAGGCAGCGCAACGAAGCGCTTGACTGTCGGGTTTATGCGACTGCGGCTTTGGCTGTTTTAAATATAAACATGGATACTGTTGCAAAACAGGCCCAAAATAAGGTACAATCGGACAAACCTCAGCAAGTCAGGCGTCCAGCATTGCCGCGCCGCAATTCGTTCGTTCACGGTTATAGGTGATAGATGGCTAATTTATTCGACGCAGCAAATGCACCGACTACTGAACCGACTGACTTTGTGGTCGGTGATTTTGTGCAATGGAAGCGCACAGATCTAAGTGATGATTATCCCAATAGTGCGTACACGCTAACATATGTATCAAGGGATGCTGGCGGTGGCTCGCATGAGTTTCAAGTAACTGGAACGGCAAGTGGCTCTGATTATCTATTCACAATTCTAGGATCTGCTTCTTCTGGATTTAGCTCTGGTCATCACAAATGGCAGCTTGAGGTTGTTCGCAATAGCGACAGTGAGCGCATCGTACACGAAACGGGCCATTGGGATATTCATGTTGACATGGATGTTAATGGCGTTGATCCACGTTCCTTTGCTCAAATTATGGTTGATAAGATCGAAACCATACTTACTGGCAAGGCTGACAGCGATGTCGGCAGTTATTCTATTGCTGGCCGGTCATTAACGAAGATGACCTTCGCTGAACTAGAAGAGGCTAGAAACAGGTACATGGGCATCTACAAGCGTGAGCAAGCAGATGAGGCAGTGAAGAAGGGCAAGCCAAGCCCCAACACGATCAAAGTGAGGTTTAGCTGATGGGTGTACTTGATCTCTTCAAGCGGTCTAAGAAGAAGCCGCAGCGCCGTAATTACCAAGCAGCCGCCAAGGGGCGGCTTTTCGCTGACTTTCATGGATCAAATAGAAGCGCTGATAGTGAGATACGCTGGGCGTTGCGTGATTTGCGCAACCGTAGTCGTGATTTAGAGCGCAATAATGAGTATTTTCGGCGCTATTTGCAGCTTTTGCGGGTAAATGTTGTCGGAGAAAATGGCTTTAACCTACAGATCAGAGGCAGAAACCCAGATAATTCGCTAGATCGCGCTGGAAATAACATAATTGAGGGCGCTTGGCGTGATTTCTCACGTTTTGGCGGGCCAACCATTGATGGCGGGCTTTCAATGGTGGATTTGTGCAATCACATTATATCTGGCGTTGCGCGTGACGGTGAAGTGTTCCTGAAGATCGTAAAGGGCAACTATTTGCGCTACGGCATAGGTTTGCAGCTTATTGAGCCTGATCTGGTGGACGAAGAGAAGAACGAAGTCGCATCAAACGGCAATCAGGTGCGTATGGGCGTTGAGCTTGACAGCAAAACAAAGCGCCCGATTGCGTACTATGTGCTGAATTACCATAAGGGCGACTATGATTATATGACGCCAGCCGCAGAGCGCAAATATACACGGGTCTCTGCGGATGAGATGATGCACATCTACCGCCCAGAACGCGCAGATCAGACTAGGGGTGTTCCCTGGTCTGTTGCTGCGATTGCGTCATTGAAGATGCTGCATGGTTATCGTGAGGCTGAGTTGGTCGCGGCCAGAACTGGTGCCGCAAAGATGGGCTTCTTCACCAGCCCTGCTGGGGATGGATTTACTGCTGATGGGTTTGACGATGAGCAAAATACTGTTCCAATCTATGACGCTGAAGCTGGCACATTCCACCAACTTCCTGCTGGTGTTGACTTCACTCCGTTTGATCCAACTCATCCAACATCTGCATTTGCTGACTTTGAGAAGGCAATTTTGCGCGGCATAGCTGGTGGGTTGGGCGTAAGCTATACATCATTAGCCAACGATCTTGAGGGAACCAGCTATTCGTCCATACGTCAGGGCGCATTGGAGGAGAGAGATTTCTACCGCACGTTGCACAGATTTATGATCGATCACTTCCTTGATCCGTTCTATCGCATTTGGCTTGAGCATGTGATGGATCATGGATTTATACCTATTTCTGGTGAAAATAAGGTATTTAAGTTCAGCCAAGACGTTACTTGGCGTGGTAGAGGCTTCCAGTGGGTTGACCCGCTCAAGGAGATGAATGCTGCTGTTGTAGGTTTGCAGAACGGCATTCTGAGCCATTCCGACATTGCTGCAACTTATGGGCGAGATGCAGAAGATACGTTTGCCCAGATTGAGCGCGACAAAGAGCTTGCTGAGCAATTTGGTCTATCTATGGCCTATCAGCCGTTTGGCATGAAGATGCCAGTGCCAGCAGAGGTGGATGATGTCGAACAAACCGACTGATGGAATGGTAGAAGAAGCGAAGCGCGGCCTAGAGTGGCGGCGTGAGTTTGGCCGTGGCGGTACAGAGGTCGGTATTGCCAGAGCGCGTGACATATCCAATGGCAAGAATTTGTCAGACGATACAGTTAAGCGCATGTACAGCTTCTTTAGTCGCCATGAGGTAGATAAGAAGGCCGAGGGTTTTCGCGTGGGTGAAAAGGGTTATCCATCAAATGGCCGTATCGCATGGGCGCTTTGGGGTGGTGATGCGGGATTTTCGTGGAGCAGACAGATCGCAGAGCGTCTATCTAAAGAAGATCGCGCTCCTGAATTGACTGATGCTGTTAAAGTGGGATTGGCGAAGAAAGCTAAGGATCACAATGAAAAGGTTGGTGATGTAGCGTCTAAGCGCACTAGCACACGCACATTAGGTGCAGTATTCCGTCGAGGCATTGGCGCTTATAAGACAAACCCGCAGAGCGTCAGGCCCAACGTAAAGTCACCTGAGCAGTGGGCATATGCTCGCGTGAACAGCTTTTTGTACGTTCTGCGCAATGGCAAATTCCGCAGCGGAAAGCATGATACTGACCTTCTGCCAAAGGGTCATCCAATGGCTAACGATGAAAGGGGTAGCGCAGATATGGCAAAAGATGATATTATCGGTCTTGAACTGAAAGGATCAACAGAGATGGAAGAGCGTCACATATTGAACGTGGAAGAGACAGATGATGCTTATACTGTCACTTTTGCGAAGCCTGATCGTGAAGATCAGCCTGAAGAAATGCAGACTACTCAGGAAGATGATGAGCGCATTCATCACTATGATGATGAAGAGCGCCTTGACCGTGAGAAGATGGAAACTCGCGGCATGTCATTTGACGGTAAGGTTGTTGACGAAGATAAGCGTACTGTTCGCATTGCTGTATCCAGCGAAGAGCCAGTAGAGCGTAGCTTTGGCAATGAAATATTAGATCACAATGAGCGCAGCATTGATCTTAGCTTTGCTAAGTCAGGTCGTATGCCGTTGCTCTTGGATCATGACCCACGCCAGCAGATTGGCGTGGTAGAGGACGTAAGCCTTGATGGATCGGCCCGTAGATTGCGGGCGACTGTGCGTTTCGGAAGAAATGGACTTGCCAAAGAGGTTTTCGAGGATGTTGTGGATGGTATCAGAAGCAACATCAGTGTTGGCTATCATGTCAACGATATGGAGCGTCAAGATGCGGATAGCTACCGCGTGAAGTCTTGGCTTCCAATGGAGGTATCGGTTGTAAGCATTCCCGCAGACAGGACAGTCGGTGTGGGCCGCGCAGCAGAGAAGCCACCCGCAAAACCTATCACTGAAACCCTTGTAAGAGAGGAAACTATCATGTCGGAAGAAAACAAGATCGACATCGATGCGGTAAAGGCCGAAGCTACACGCGCCGCCGCAAAAGATACTGCTGAAATGTATCGCTTGGCTGCAAAGCACAACAAGCGTGATTTGGCAGACAAAGCCGTATCAGAAGGCCGTTCACTCGAAGAATTTCGCGGTGAATTGTTGGACGTAATCGGTAATGCACCATTGGATACGCCAAATGAAATCGGACTTGCCCCGAAAGAGGCCCGTCAGTTCTCATTGCTTCGCGCTATCCGCGCCCATGCAAACCCAACTGATCGCTCTGCAC